TTTTTGAATAATTCCATTCGAGGCTGGTTGACTTTCTCTGTGATGTGATTCTTTCTACAAATAATCTTTGTGTTATGTAACCTGTACCATCGCTATTTACTGTTAGAGTATCACACACATTTCCTATACCTCTTAATGTGCATTGAATATTAATACTTTGACTATCACTATCATTTGTAACAGTAATTTTAGGATTGTTAATATCCTTAATATCAACAGGATTTGTTGGTGTAGGTATTGCACTTTGTGTAGATTTACCGTACAAAGTTAACCCAACAATGTTACAATCACTACTGTCATTAAGTACAACGCTAGTTGACTTGTCTGTTGTAACTTTAATTTGATTTTTGCTGATTAAAGCTGAGTTGTTTGCAATATCTGCAACACACTTATCAATAGCAGTAGTATTAGCTTTGATAGATTTTGTGTTGTCAGCAACTGCTTTGTCTGTTACAGTTTTGTAAGTGTTAAAATCAGTAGTATCCACTTTGCTATTAACTGCATTATCATTACTAGTTTTATAGCTATTAAAATCAGTCTTATCAAGCTTACCGGATTTCAAACTTTCAATTTCTGCAATCGCTGAGTTTTTTACTTCTTGCACTAATTCGCTTAGTTCTTTAATTGACGCCTTGTTAGTTTCGATATTAGTTTCAGATGTACTAAGTCGATTGATAATATCATCAGCACTTTCAAGTTTGTCAATGTTATCAACTAAACCTTGCACTTTGTCAGCTTTACTTTCAACATCTGCAATACTACTAAGTGCATCAACCAACGCACCGTACTCCTTAGACTTCTTAATTTCAGTTTCATTAGCTATTGTAGATTGTCTAACCTGTACTGCAAATGCTTGTGATGTAACAATCTGCTGACCGTCTTGTACCGTAATCTCACAATTCAAAATACCGGGTGTGTCAAGCATAATACTCGTCAGTTCAACTACAATTACTTGACTTGTTGTATCAATAGTACAACTGTTAATAGCCTTAACTTCATTATTAATACTTGCTTTTACTATTGCCCTATAATTGCTTGTAAGGCTTAATACAGAGCCATTCTGAGTAAGAGTACAATCTATGTATCTTGACTTTTGGTCGCCCTGACAAGCCTTTATAAGGGTGTAGTTTCTTGTTTCATTAATATCAAGTACAAGGCTTTGATGTTTTATATCCATAATCTTTCCTTTCTAGTAAACTAAATCTGTGTTAGTTACCGTTATTTTAGTATTTTGTGGGTTTAACATATCAATAGATAGTTTGGTTAAATCATAAGTAACATTTATGTTGTGAGGTTTACTTATTACATTGACTTTCTTGTTAATTCTAAATGAAATAATTTGACTATCTGTAAGGTGTAAATCAATAGCAGATACTTCAATGGTTTTCTTAAGTCTGATTCCCTCAGACTGCATAAACGCTACTGCTTTCTTTAATAGTGTTTCTGTTTCCTTTTCTACACTGTCATACTTTACTATCTTTGACCTCCAGCCATATTTTTGTAAAGCTTTCTTGCTAACTATGTAATAGCCGTGATAGAACAAATCCCCATCTGTGCTAACAGTTTGACCTTCTTTATATCCTTTAGGTGTTTCACTGTTATAAGTAGGTATCCTTAGATTATCTTTTCCTAACGCAAGGACTGCTGATACCGTATCAGTTGACACCTCATCATCTGTAATATCTGTAAGGTTTTTACCAAATTCAATTACCTGACTATTTGTTTCGGTAAAGTTTTTTACATAGTCAAAATAGTTCTTATCACCAACATATCTAAGTGAAACATACCCACCTAAAGCAGAACCAAACAACTTATCCTTAACTATATCCCACAAGGTAATATAATCTTCTGAGGACCTTACAATACCACTACCGTCATCTTTTACAGTTATGTTGCCTAATGTCAGTTGTATAGGGTTATACTCAACTTGCAAATCCCCAAAATCACCTGAACAAACATTATTGTAGTGTTCTACAATCATTTTTTTACAGAAGAATCTAACATCATTTTCTCCTTCTTGATATTCTTTGTCATTTACATAGCCACCGGGATATTCAAATGGAAAAGTCAATACGTCAGACAACACTGCTAAAAATCCCTCTAAAGTAACAGTAAGACTGTTGTTCCAATCTTTCTTTACTTCATAAATTCTGCCTTTAAAGATGATTTCATTATCTTCATAGATAGAAAATATAGCCGTCTTATCATTAAGAATTGAGTAATGTGGGTGAATACAAGGAAATACAAGTGTAGCAGAACCGGCAGTATTACTTTCTAAATTCACAGTAGCAGATGTTAATGCTAAATCTTGAATATTAGGGTCGTACAATAAAAATTCTCTATTATCAGCATTTGTCATTATAATTTTGTACATTACAAACTACCCTCCTGATATTTAATATCAATTGAACAAAAGTCTAAATTAGTATTTTGCTTCATACTGATTTCATTTAGACCTTTTTGCAACACAAAGTCATTAAATGTTTTTGTGTTTCTTGCTGATAAGATATTATAGATGTTATTAAAAGTTATTCCTATTACTCCACTAGATGTATTAACAAAGGTTGGGGACACCGGCATACATTCATTATTACAATATACTTTAATTGTAGAACCGTTAGCAGGTATATTATTAACACTTACAACTGTTAGATCGTGCTTTAATTTGTACGGTTTGAGAGTTGCCTTAATAGTTATCTTATCTACTGGATATTCATAGCCATATGCACTTACTGTAAGTCTTCCTTGCCAGTAATACTCTGGGTCTTTCTCAACAATAATGTTGCAATAAAGTCCATTTAAAGCATTAGAAACAAGTCTTTTTGTAAGTTCAATGTCATAACCGGGTTTTGTTGTAAAAACAAACTCAGCCTCTCTCATTTGGTATCTGACGCAACCAAGTGCCTCAGTCAAATCAAGCTGACCGTCAGCACCGGGTATGTCAACATAGTTTGTTTTAGGAGCAGCAGGAGGAATATGTACTGATGATAGGATAAGTCCAAAGTCATCATAGCTATGATACTTTCCGAATCTAATACCATTTATCATACTGTTATACCTCTCTTCTTTCTCTTCGCTAACTTGTCTAACTGTTTATCCATTTTAGGTGCAATTTTTGATACTAAAGTATCATCATCAAGGATAATACTACTGTCTTTACCAAGTAATTCAGGAAAAAACTTACTTAACATTGTTAGTAGTGTGTCTAGTTTCTTATCTATATTGGAAGTGAGAGCTGTCTGTGTATTCACTGTATTTTTCTCTTTCTTCTCGCTAGGTAAGTCCTTAGCTCTATCAACAGATAAATTCTTAGCATCTAATGTAAACTGATGTAGCTGTTGTGCAACCTTTCTTATCCAACCTGTATTATTTTCAAGTGGTACAACTGCCTCTGCACCGTCTTCACCAAATACTGCCGGAGTAGGCTTATCAACAACTGTACCTTTAGCCAATTTAGGAATTTTAGGAATATTGAAACCAAACTTCTTACCACCAATGACAGGCACCCAATCAGGCACATCAAAACTAATTTTATTAACACCACCAATAAGGAAATTAATGCCCTTAATGATAAGATTAATAGGTGCTTTAACTATTGAAACGATACCGTCAAAAATTTTCTTAAAGAAACTCGAAACACCTGAAAATACACTCTTAATACCATTCCAAGCACCTGTAAAGATATTACTGAACCATTTCCCAATACCGGAAAACACATTCTTAATTCCTTGCCAAATACCTGAGAAGAAATTACCTACACCGTTCCATACTTTCTTAATGCCTTTCCAAGCACCTGAAAATACATTGCTAAACCAAGTACCAACACTTGAAAAAGCACTCTTGATACCGTTCCATACTCCTGAAAAAATCTTGCTAAAGAATTTTATAACCGGTTCAAATATCTTCTTAATATTTTCCCATATGATTGTAAAGTACTTAGCAATCCTTGAAAAATATTTGCCAAAGAAATTTGAGATAACTTTCCAAATTGATTTAAAGATATTACCTACCATTGATACTATACCTGTAAGCAAAACTGGAAGTGATTCCCACAATCCTTTAACAATACTTTTAAGAATAGTTGGTAGTGCCTCAATCAAGCTAATAATAATTTCCGGTAAGGCCTGTACTAGTTGTATTACAAGTTGTATAGCACCCTGAATAAGTATTGGAAGATTATCCATAAGAGAATTTACAATGGATATGATAATCTGTGGAAGATTATCAATTAAAGGCTGAATAATCTCTGTAAAATGTGTCATTAGGTACAATACCATACTTGTTATACCGGCTATTAATTGAGGTATAAGAGTAGGTAAGGCATTACATAGTGTTGACATCAATTGTGGTAGTGCATTAACTATAGCCGTAAAAACTTGATATACACCATTTAGCAAAGACGGAATTGCACTTAGTATAGCTTGTATAAACTGTGGTAATGTTCCTACTAAAGCATTAATAAGTGATACTGCACCACTCACTATACTAGGAAGAAGTGTGGTTATAACCTCTGATACTTTGCTTATAAGTTTTGGTACTAACTTAGTAACCAGAGATGGAACTCTTTGCAAAACCTGTTGTATTCTAGGGATAATGTTATCAGCAACAGTAACTACACTATTAAATACATTAGTAATTAAGCCGTCTATATTTTGGTTACCGTCAGTTAAACCGGCAAGAAGGTTTTGCCAAGCACTTTTTGCTGATGAAAGAGAACCCTGAATAGTTGTACTAGCCTCTTTTGCCGTAGTACCTGTAATACCCATTTCTGTTTGTACAACATGAATGGCATCTACTATATCGGCATAGGAAGATATGTCATACTTAACACCTGATATTTTCTGTGCATCAGAAAGAAGTCTTTCCATTTCCTCTTTTGTGCCACCATAACCAAGTTTGAGGTTATCAAGCATTGTATAGTTTTGTTTTGCGAAGCCCTGATAAGCATTTTGTATGTCTTCCATAGAAGTACCCATTTTATTTGCATTATCAGCCATATCAGTTATAGCAACATCAGACTTCTTAGCAGCAGCAACGGTATCCCCACCTAAAGATTGAAGAAGAGATGCAGAGAAACCTGTAACAGTTTCCATGTATTCATTAGCTGACATACCGGCAGTTTTGTAAGCTCGTGAGGCATTCTGTATTACAGTATTCGAACTATCTTTAAATAGTGTTTCTACACCACCTACAAGTTGTTCATAATCACTGTAAGCAGAAATTGCATCTTTACCTATCTTACCTACTGCCACACTAGCAACTCCTAAACCGGCAACAATTACTTTACCGGCTTTTGCAGCAAAAGAACCCATCTTGCTAAAAGCACTAGATACTTTACCACCGGACTTCTCACCTTCATCACCAAAAGACTTAATATCCTCTTTCGACTCTTTTGCTTTATCTGTGGTTTCATCAATAGATTTATTTGCATCAGAATTATCCACTGCTATGCGACCAAGTAGCTTAAATAATTCCAAGTGTTCTACCTCCTTTCCTATGAAGGTTCAAAACTGTTCAATATATCAAATGAATTACTAATAATTTTTTCTGCTTCTTCAACAGATACTTCTTTACTTTCTAAACTTTCTTTCCACTCACTGTATGACTGTTCACCTATATATTTGTGTAAGAAAAATTCCCACAAAATATCTTCATCATTAAGATTAATCAGTTTAGTAGCAAAGTCAGAAAGACTATTAATAGCAATCATCTGTTCTATTAAAAGGAATGGACTTGCATACCGTTTAAATAGCAAGTCCATAAAATCAATAATATTTACTTGAACAATTTTGACACATGCCTGAAAAAATCCTTAAATTCCTCTTTCTTTACAAAGCTGATAATCATATCAGAGAAAGTAACTAAGTCGAGTTCTTTAACTTCCTTATATGATAAATCACTGACACTAGAAAGAAGTTTAAAAATTTCATTTTCACAGTCTGCAATATGTGAGATAACCACATTTGCAAAGTTAAGTGCAACTGTTACACCTGCAAGTGCAGTTAAGTCTTTTGCACCTTTCTTCTTTGTTAGCACATCAACAACATCTTCTGACTTAAAAGTCTTAGCAAAGTTGTTTAGTCCGATTTTACTGATAATTGAACAAATGGGTGCAATGTCACTTGCATTTAATGTTCTGAACTTATATTCTTTCATTATTATTCTCCTTGTTCTACACTTGATGGAAGTGGATTAGCTTTTGACGGATAGTAAATGTGGTACGGTGCTATATTTAAATCACCGTCAATGCTCTGATAACATTCAAATGTTGCCTTAATTACTGCATTTTCCTTGTTCTTTGATTCAGACTCAAAGCCTGTTGTACAAAGAGCATTATCAAGGATAGCAATGATAGGTGTACCGTCTGTTTTCGTCCCTACGAAGGCAATATTTTCGTAATAGTCACCATCTTCAATAGTTGCCTTTGACTCAATAAGGTCATAACCCTCAATATCAGATTCAGCAATCTTGCCAAGTGTTGTTGACTTAATTGTTTCAGGTGTAAGTTCTGCAAAGTTAGTTTCCAGTTTAACACTTTCACCTGTTTTCTGAGTTAAACCCTTAACCTTAACTAATGCACCGTCAAGTTCAATGTCCTTAACTTCCGGTGTAATTGTTAGCTTACTGCCACCACTTGTTGAACCGATAAGGCTTTCTGCAAAGTTCCATTTCTTTTTAGAATTATCATACTTTAGTCCTTTGTGGATAGTACCTGCACCAAAGAGAATATTTTTCGGTGTATCTTCTGTGATACCATGACTTTTAATTTCTTCATATGCCATATTCTTAGTTTCCTTTCCATAATTTAATACTTAATGTTACTTGACACTTCTTTAGGTCATCATCTTCAAGTGGAATGTTAAAAGAATTGTCATAAAAAATAACCATTGCAGAACCCTTTTCAGTTAGTACCGAAACAGAGTGTCTGTAATGGTTAATAATAATTGATTTCTGCTTTTCAAGTTCAAAGAATGAACCTCTTGAAAAGCCAGTTAAGATAACAGAAATGTTTTCTTGTCCGTCTTCTGTAGTACCTTGACTACTGGTATAATCCCCCACCCAATAAGGATAAGTAACTGGTACTTTAGTCATTCTGCCGAATTCATAGTTTAGTCCAAGTTCAGTAAGGTGTGAATCAATGGTTGATAATACTTCATCCATATCTATTTCAGTCCTTTCAATTTCTGTTCAAGAGCCTTTGGTACTTTTGACTTTAACTTTTCATGGGCCTTAAATAAAGCCCTGTTAGGCTTTTTACCATAAGTAAAGTGACCGTTACCGTCTTTATCAACATAGTACCAGCCATCTTTTCTACCGTTGCCCTCTAAAGCATATTCACCGGTACCAAATTCTTCCCAAATAGCATTTTCCATTGGTGAACCAATAACACCTTCAAGTGCATTTTCATCAATAGCAAAGTCCCAAGAACCTTTTGTCTGACCTGTATCAACTCTTGTATTTCTTGCAGTTTGTGACTGATATTCCCCACACACTTCATACAAAAACGCTATTATGGCATCTTGCATTTCTGCATTAACCTTTAGTCTGTTATCTTCAAAAACAACATTGTCAGCCATTTTGACCACCTACATATTTTAGATAGAACTCCAAATGCTGATGAAGTCCCATAGGGTCATCAATAAATGTGATTTGGTACATCTGATTATTGATAATCACTCTTGAATTTTCACTAGTGAATGTAATAGGTTTGTAGTCACAAATAAAGATATGTGTTGATTCCTCAATTTTGGCATTAAATGTAGTATATTTTGTACTCTGCGTACTTAAATCAAGAAACCCTATTGTAGTAAGAACATCTGACCATATATGTTCTACTTCACCAATAGGGTTTTTCTGTTTACTGCTTTTCACTTGAAAAGTAGCAGATATATTGCCACCAATCATACTAGAACCTCGCCTTCATATATGGCTTTAAAAAGCCTAGTAATGATATTGGGTAGCCCATTACCTGATTACTGCTATCTTGTGAAAAATATGTTACAGAGTGCCTAGAGATTGTTTCTGATTGTATTCCCACCTTATCTCTGTTTCTTACTTCCCATAACAGTAAATTTATAGTACCTTCCTTTACTGCACTAGGATATTGAACTTTAGTTACAAGGTTATAGTCACAATCAATTAAATCTTTGTTGAGAACTGTTCTATCGTTCTCCATATCCACAATCACATACAAACCGTTATTAACAGAATCAGTAATCTGTATTGTGTCACCTACACTAAACCTAGTATCTGAACCCATAAGGTCATTGCCTAAGGCTTTGGCAGAGAACCTTTTACTACGGCATTGAAAATTGTTGTTAGTATATGCTCTAATCATATCTTCAATGCTTTCAAGTTTTCTCTTCACAACAGCCTCAGGCATAGGACTGAACTCAGGCATCCACATTACATCATTTAGAGATACAATCATTTCTTTAGCTTAGCAAGTACAACCTTGCTTTCGTTAGAAAGGGCAACTGTGTAGTGCTTATCTGCTGAAACAATAGTCTTTCTTGCAGATGACACTCTGTCAGTTTCTACTGTTGTATCTCTCTTTAGGTAAATTGTTAGCGCAGGAATTTCATCTTCTGTTTCGGCATCCTCTTCAAGCTTAATGATAGGACACTGATAGAAAGCACTTGTACTGTCAAGAGTTACTTTCTTTGACGGTACAATACGGCAATTTGCAATCTTACCGATTTCACCTGTCATAATAACATTGCCGGGATACTTATCAGCAGAAATAAAGTTAGGGTCCTTACGAAGCTGACCAACCTGTAAAGGATTGACAAACATAACCTTTTCTGTATTGACCTCTTCATTGAATAGGTCAATAGCTGATACAATCTGTTCATAGCTGATAATCTTGCTTGAACCGTCATAAATAACTTTTGCACCCATTAGTGCAGTAATTGCGTCATTATCAATCTTTGCAGCTAGAGAAAGTGCAAGTTGTGAATTTGTAGCACCTACAGGGTCACCATAACCTGATAGAACTGCTTCATCAGTTAGTTCAACTGCTTTCATTGCTTTCTTAACTGTTGCAGTAGTTGAGGATGTTGTCAGCTTAGCAGTACCACAAGCGACACCTTCTGCAACATCTTCTGCATCACCAATGTAACTATACTTAGGTACTGTAATAGTGTTACCCGGTACACCTACCAGAGTATCATCTACCTTTGCAAATGGGGCCACTACAATTTTCTTACTAACCTTTGCTGAAATCATATCAGCCATTACCTGAGGGTTAATAAGGTCTGTGATTTTTGTTGTTTCATTAGCCATAAATTTTACTCTCCTTTATTTAATGTGTTATACAATTCCGGGTTATCTGTGTGTAGTTTTAGTCTGTCACGATAACCCATTTTGTTAAACTGTTCTTTTGTGATTTCACTACCACTGTTATCATTTGTATTAGGTAGCTTTTTTTCTTCAATTTTTGTACTTGTGGTTGATGTAAACTGTGTTGGGTACTGGGTCTTTAGTTCACTTAATGTATCGTCAAAGCCTTTAATTTTGCCCTTATCATCAAGTTTAATTTCGCCTTTTTCTTTAAACTTAAAAGCCATATAGTCCACATCAACAACATTTGCTTTAATCAGTGCATTTTCAAGGGCTGAATTTGCCTTGCTCTGTTCAAGTTCAGCTTTAAGGTTACTGATAGTAGTTTCATATTCTGTAACCTTTGCTTGTAGTTCAGAGTTACCGGCATTATCCTTTTTCAACTGCTCGATTAAAGCATTTGCCTCATTCTGTTCCTTTGACTTACTGTCAAACTTACCTTTTAAGTCCTTGTATCTGATGTCAAGATTTTCTTCACTTGCAGTAAAAATCTTGTTTTGTTTCATTTCACCGGTTACTTTTTCGATTTGTTCATCAGATAAGCCCTGACTTTTTAGAATTTCTTGTAGAGTCATAAATTTTCCTTTCTTCATTCAATAGAATTTTTACAAGTTATCTCTTGACTTGAACTAGTCATTTTACATCTGACAAGATGAATTTAAACAGTTTAAAGCCTTGTTCAGGGCAATAAAAAAGCACTAACTTTTTCGTTAGTGCCTAATGACAATATTAATTTTTGTAATTACATTTACCATTGTAAAATGCACCACACTCAGCTTTTACACATTTCATTGGCTGATGAATGGTTTGTACGATAGTATCTATTTTTGTACATTGTTCAGGATTATCATCATTATAACAATAAATTTCTTTCTGCACAGTGGTTTCCACTTTATCTCTATACGGACACATCAACATATCACCTAATTTCTTTTAAATAAAAATAGCACTTCACAAATTGTAAAGTGCTACTTAATTAGTCCTGCTAAAGAAAAGCCTAAATCTTTCATATGTTTTAAAATGTTCAAGGCTTTCTTCTACATTAAATTGTCTTCCATTATATGAAAGATAGTTTAAATCAACCGATTTCCCATTCTTTAGTCTGTCATATAGATAACATAGTATCTTATAAACAATCACAAAGTAATCGTCCTTAGCCACCTACTTTATTACTTTTGTTCAAAACATACTGTATAAAGTCATCATTAAGTTTCATATCATATTTTTCAAAGTGATATATTTCCTCATTTGTCCAACAATAGACACCATCATTATACACAAATACACTATTAGTTAATACTTCACCTGTAACAAAATCATTTGCAGAGCAGGTAAGAACAATACATTCTTGATTAAAATTTTTTAAATACTGCAATACTGTCTTTTTATTTACACATACAACATTTAATCTATCTTTCAATGAAATATCATAATCTTTTTTTGTAAACTCTTTGTAAGATGTTATTTTTTTCATAGCTATTACTCCTTTTTTCTAGGCGAAAACGCTCTGAAATGACCTTTTTTATTACCATTTTCATCAGAAGAATAATATTTACCATTAGATGAAATAGCCCCATATTTTGTCGGAGCATATACAGTAGATTGGATTTCATCAGCCAATTTCTGTGCAAAACACAGCTCTGTATTTTCGGTATTTCCTGTATTACAAGATATTAAAACAATATCTTCACCATTAAAATCATCTCTACTACGGAGAATATTGGAAAGTATTCTTTCATCAATCTTTTGACCATACAAAAATGCCTCATTAGATGTACCATGCAAAGCCATTATATACTTGCCTTCTTCCTTTTCTACTCGTGGAAAAAACATAGCTAAATCATCAGCAAAAACAGGTTCATCTTGTTTAATACATTTTTCGATTACCTTCTCTAATTTCAAATTTCTTGAATGATCATTAGAACTTATTTTTATTATACCATCTTTTCCAGCAATTTCAATAAAATTAATATATTTATCCTTAAAATCTTGAAAATTTTGTACCTTATCAAGTCCGAAGTATTCTGCTCTGTCTTGCAATGTTTTTAGTTCTTCATCATCTAAAGCCCATTTGGCTCTTTGAAGTAAGCAACATCTGCAATTACAGTCCATATATGGGTCACCAAAGCCACCTGGTCCTTGTGCTGAATATCCGTCAACTTCAAAATTCTCATCAATTTCTCTTATCTGTCCGTCTAACTGCTTATGCTCCGGTCTTGTTCTGCCGTCTAGTGTACTGTCCCATTGCTTTACAATGTCTGCACCCTTCTTTTTGGCATTATTCATACAATCCAGCTTAGCCTCTGTCTGTATTCTATGACCTTCTGTTCTTGCAATTCTCATTGAACGGTTAAGGTCAGCTTGTCCATAATCGCTGATACTTCTTGCCATTGTTTCATAAGGTAGTGCAGAGGCAAGACCTCTTTGCAGTTCTGACTTGACCTGTTTCTTTAGTTCTTTGGTGTTGCCACCTAGCTTTTCACTTAGCTTAAAATCATCACCTGTCTTTTGTACTGCCTTAACTACTTGATTTTCATTCATTGGTAAGATAAGTGGTACACCTTGACCGTGCATATCATACAAATTGCCTATATAACTATTTGTGTAACTGTTTTGCAGATACTCTGCAATAGAATTGAAGTTGTTACCTTGCAATGTATCAAGCACACCTGAAACCATTGTTTCCAACTGTTTTTGATATTCTAGTTGATATGCTTTCGATTGTGTCAAAGGGTTAGCTTGTAACTCTCTGATATTCTTCTTTATATCTGCTAAAGCAGTAGTATAGTTATCTGTTAAGGCTTTAAGCACTGTCTTTTCATCAACAAGGGACTGTCCTATTACTTCCTTTTGACGGTTATTCATTCTGTACCACCGTATTTGCGAGTGTTTCTGATGCACCGTTTAAATCCGGTTCAGCACTGCTTTCTACAAGTTCCTTGACTTCTTCATAGTCAAGTTCAAGTTCATCACAAATAGCCTTTAGCACAGTATCATTATCAAGCCTTGCAGCAGCATTAAGAATTGTTGTAAGTACAATCTGTTGTGTTTCTGCTTTGGTCTTTTCAATCTGTGCATTGTCAAGTGCATTAGTCATAATCTCTCTTGATAGGTCAAAATATACATCACTTTCCTTGTAAGCAGTGTTTAGCTGATTATTAATATCAGTTAATGCAACCTTAACTAATCGTTTTAGAAAGGCTTTTAAGCGTATTTCAAGCTTATTGCACTTTAAGTCAAGAAGTGCATACCTTGAACGGATAACAATATTGGTTATGTTACCGTCACCTACTCGTGCTGAATTAAAGCCCATACCAAAACGGTATATATTCTTTTCGTCAATATCAAGCTTGGCTTGTCTTGCCGCAACGGGAATGTCAATGGTTTTAATATCTACCTCACCATTTTCAGGTACACCAATATGTTTTTTAACCCTGATATTTTGTATAAGTTCATCAAGACTGTCACCCTCAAAACCTTTCACAACATATAGTGCATCTGACACATCTTGAAGATTATTAGAAAGTCCACAAGCCATAAGGTCATAATCATCAATAAGAGCCTTAATAGGTTCTAGGTGACTTTGTTGTTTTCTGTTGTTGTCAATTCGGAAGAATGGAATAAAACCGAAACTATCACCAAACTTCCCTTCTTCTTGGTTTTTGGTAAATACTATATGTGGTCTTGGGTTTATTGGTTCTTCTTTGTCAAGTTCAATATTGCCGTCATTAACCTGAACATAATATGTAACATTGTTTTTATCCCACACCTGAATTCTTTTAATCAGCTTTTTTCCTTTATCTACTCTATCAATATACCAATAGATAACATATTCTGTATGGTCATCAGTATCCTTTGCTCTTACTTCAACAACACCCATTGAGTCTGCATACTGAAAAGATACCCTATGATTAGCACCCATATATGCGTACATATGACCGAAACCATTTACACAAGTATCTGTCATAGTGTCAGATAGGTTATTTCTAAACTCATCATCAAAATACTTGTCCAGTTCTTCTTGAAGTTTCATATCATCACTACAAACAATTCTTTCCTTGTTTGATAGAAGATACTGCACACATTGGTCAACAAGTTCAATAAAGAATGGATGTGATATTTTGATATTTGAACGGTTCTTATCTTCTTGCAATATACCGTCTGCATCATAGTAGTAAAGTTTATAGTTAAGAATATCGTGTTTACCTTCATAATATTTCTTACCTATTCTTGCTTTTCTCTTTTGCTCTGATGTAATGTCATCATTAATAAAACTTTGTATTTCTGTTGGCTTTAGCACTTTGTCACCTTCTTAAAACAGCCATTTATTACCCTTAATATATTTTTCAAGTCCATAACGCATTGCGTCCATTAGATGGTTAAAATCATCAATAGGCTTGTTTATTTTGTTACCAAATTTATCTTTATCCCATGTGTAGTTACTTATCTCTGTAAGGAAGTTTACACATCTTGGATGAATTATTATTTTAAAGTCTTGTATCCATTGAACACCGTTGTTTATACTGTCTTTACCCTTTGATGCACCTTTTACATGAAGTCCTAGGGTACATAGTTCATCAATAGATTTAGGTTCAGCAGAATCAGCAGTTATTCTTTCTTTTTGGTATCCCATTTTCTTTATCCTATCGGCTATTGCTTTATTTGACATACCCTTTTCGTAGAATTCATCCCACACATATATTTCTTGACTTTCTATATTTACAAAGCCAACAAAAAAAGCACTTGGGTCATTGGTATAACCAAAGTCAAGCCCAAATGCTGATTGACATTTTTTTATTGTGTCTAGGGTAAATTCTCTTTCTTCAAAGTTTTCATACACCAAACCGTCAACAATGCCCCAATTACCTAATCCGGCTACTTGATAACGGCGAGGGTTCTTCTCTTTCATATTCTCAAACACCTGTAAGTCTGACTTATCAAGCCATTCATTACAAGTGTAATTTGTTGTTAAGGCTAACACCTCAGGACTTTCACTGTCAAAAAACCTTTTCTTTAGCCAGTGGTGTTCATTCCAAGGGTTAAATGTTAATGTTATTTGCTTAAATAAGTTCTTTGGCACTTCACCTCTGATACTTTCGTCAAGTGTATCAAAGTCGCTTTCTGAGGTTATCTCATAAGCTTCTTCTATCCAACACCAACAAAGGCTACCAACATCAACAGTAATTGATGTAACCTTTAACGGGTCATCAAGTCCTCTAAAATAGATATGCTGTCCTGTCGGCTTGTAAATAGCCTCTAAGGGACTTTCCTTGAACTGCCACAAGTTATCTACACATAGTCGTTTTACTGCCCATTTCAGTTCCTTATAGCAACTATCATGTAATGTACGATAGGTCTTTCTGATTACAAGCAAATTAGCTTTATTGTACTGCATAAGTTTGTAGATAAACCATAGTGCAGTAGTCTTTGACTTTTTACTTGCTCTACTGCCCTTTACAACTCTGTATCTGCCCTTAAAATTCCAAAAGCTTTTATATCCTTTACCCACAACAGAAGGTAAATTAATTGTATTAGTCTTCAAGACTACTTTCACCTTCAAACACCGGCAAAGCAAGTTCTACTTGTGCCTTATCGGTAAAGATACCATAGGTCTTGCCCAGAAGTTCAGCTGCTTTCAGTTTCTCTTTTTCGTCAGGAGCTTTTTCAACTCTCTTTGCCATTGAACAACCTTCTCCGACAAACTCAGTAACAACAACTTCCGATACAGATTCACCACGCATAACAGAGGTTAGGTATTCAACAACTTCCCTTTCATCAGCTGTCTTTTCATTGTGTAGCTTGTCTAGTTCTTCATCTAGTGCTACCTTCAAATATGGCTTATAGGGTAAATGTCTTTTTGTAGTAGAGTTTTTTAGAGTTTCCAGTAACCACTCATAAGCATATTTTGCAGTTTGCTTTTTATAACCTGCGTTTAGTGCTGCCTGATAAGCACTACCCTTGCAGATTATGTATTCCTTTACAAATAGCTTTTCTTTGTCATTTAGTACCATCAAACAACACCACCTTTCAAAATTTCATATACAACAAAACCCACCTAAGTGATTAGGTGGGTAATGCTGAATTTTTTACAAGAGGAATAGTAGAAGTGAAAATCATTCTTGCAATCTTATCTATCTCTTTCGGTTTTCCATAATATCATTATAGCACTTGTTAGGGTGTCTTTTAATGTCCTCTTTTAAAATTTCTGAAAAAGCTTGTAAGGCTCTGCCATGAACCTTGTACACATATCTCAAATCATAATTCATACAATCAGCTACCTGCTCCCATGTTTTATGATTTAGGTAATACTCTGTCAGAACTGTTTTATATCGTTCATCAGTTAGCATATGTATAAAGGTTCTGGCTTGTTCCTTTAATTCTACAAGGAGGTCAATTTCTTCATTGATTTTGTCTTGTAATAAAAAAATCTTATCAATAATCTTTGTAAAGTCACCACCACTACCGGAACTCTGTACCCTTTCACCTTGGCTCTGTGGGCTTACTTGTAGTGACTTTAACTTTAGGTGATACAGTTCATCGCTCTTAGTATTAATGCTTATATCAGCAAACCTTACACGATTAAGGTACTCTTTAGCGTTCATTGTTTCACATCCTTCCGCAAACTTGAAATAGTCATAGTTAGTAATTATACTCGCTATTTAGATTATACATAATAATGAATATCATCTAATTGACTTCTGTGAGCTAAAAAGAACATTTCAGTATCACAGTTTTGTACAATCCAAATCTCGGATTGCTCCGATAAAGGTTCTATTATTTCAACCATTGTATCATCATTGGTTGTATGATATGTTGCATATAATGTATGCATATAATAATCATACAAACTAGTTTCACATTTTCTACTCATATTGCAATCTCCCCACTTTCTAGCTTAGCTCTATACTGGCCGTAGCTTAGCCTTGTACCGTTTTCTTCGTTGTACTTATGTAAATTATACAAAGTACGGTTAAGGTTATGTTCTCTTGACTGCTTTGGTGTTTTAGCTTGTTCTTGCCTTAGCATTTGGTTCTTCACTCTGTTGTGTTTCTTAACACACTCATAACTGCAATACTTTGCATTGTAGTTTCTTGCAGTAAATTCATTTCCACATACTGCACATACTCTCTTAATTTCCATATTCTTCTCCTTTACTTTTCATACTTTGCTTTAAGGGACTTTAATAAGTCCTCTTGTACATTTGCTTTACCTTGTAAGCTGTTCAAAACTCTTTCATCACAAGTGCCTTCTGTAATCAGATGATGGATAATTACTGCGTTCTGCTGACCTTGTCTGTATAGTCTTGCATTAGCCTGTTGATAAAGTTCCAAACTCCATGTTAAGCCATACCACACAATAATGTTGCCACCGGCTTGTAAGTTAAGTCCATGACCTGCACCGGCAGGATGTGCTAAAAGTAATGGAATTTCTCCATTATTCCAACTTTCAACATCTGCTGAACTTTCCAGCTTTTTGGCAAACTTAAACCTTTCATTAATTCTTTCAAGGTCGTGTCTGAAACTGTAAAAACATAAGATAGGTTTACCGTTTGCAGTATCAATTAATTCAGAAAGTGCATCTAACTTCTGATTATTAGCCACCACATAACTGCCATTTTCCATATACATTGCACCGTTGCTATACTGCAACAGTTTGTTTGTTAAGGTTGCGGCAGTAGTTGCATTTACTTCACCCTCGGCAAACTCTATGTAACTATCGTGTTCAAACTTTTCATATGCCAGTTGTTGCTCAGGTGTCATCTTAACGCTGATAATTGATTCAATTCTTTCAGGCATATCTAGCCAATCTTCTGCTTTCATAGACACGCATATGTCCGATATTTTATTCATAATGGCACTTTCGGCATTTTCCTTTAACTTGTAATTGAAAATTGTTGTTTGGTTTCTCTGATTAGGTGTGAAATATCTTTCACGATAACCTGAAACAGTTTTACCTAACCTTTCGCCACTGTCAATAAGGTACATCTGACTCCATAAATCAATTAATCCGTTTGGTGCAGGTGTGCCGGTAAGTCCAACAACTCTTTTACTTCGTGTAATGTACTTTCTTAATGCTCTAAACCTTTGTGCTTTTGGTGACTTAAATGAAGAAAGTTCATCAATAACCACCATATCAAAGAACCAACCGTCACCAATACTTGAAAGTTCATCAGTCAGCCACACAACATTTTCACGATTGATAATATACACATCAGCCTCTTGTGCTAAAGCTAATCTTCTTTTCCTAGGTGAACCTAAAATCTTTACTACACTTAAATCTTTTAGGTGGTCCCACTTTTCGCACTCTCTGTTCCATGTATCCTCTGCAACTCTTAAAGGTGCAATAACTAAAACCTTTGATATTTCAAATTGATTGTAAATTAGGTCCTCAATAGCTGTTAATGTTATTACGGTCTTACCAAGTCCCATATCAAGAAAAAGTCCACATCTTGGTGTGTTGTAGATTTTCTCTATTGCCATACTCTGATACTTATGAGGAATAAACTTCATCAACAACACTCCTTACCTTTTCTTTACTGTCTGCAGTATAAACCTTTACACCTAAAGAAGAAAAAAGTTTATGTACTCTTGTCTGTTCCGGTCTTGGCTTTTTACCTTTTGCCTTTAGTTCCACAAAGAAAATTTTTCCTTGTGGAAGTATTACAACTCTATCCGGCAAACCTCTCATACTGGCAGATATGAACTTTAAGCATAGCCCACCTTTATCTTTCACATATCTTATTAGGTATTTTTCCACATTTGCCTCTTGCATTTCTATAAATTCCTTTCTTTGTTGTAAATCTGTTGACCCCCATTTGTCCCATAAGTATGGGATTTTCGGCTTGTGGGTCAACAAGGTCAACAGATTTTCTATAGACTATCATTAAATATAGGATTTATAAATTTTATTAAGGTTCATAATTTCTATAATCTCTATAATTCAATATACTTATATATATAAGTTGTTGACCCTGTTGACCCTATGCGAATAATCGCATACCTAAGCCATTTTTAGGGTCAACAGCTTTTTTCTATTTTGTTGACCCTTTTCTTCTAAAGCCTCTTTGCCGTCCATAAATATCGCCAAATTTAAAGTTGTTTTTCACCTGTTCCCATTCTCCTGTACGGATAATAATGTCTTTGATTTCTTTGCTTTTCTGATAATTAAAATCTTTCCTATCTCCACCAAAAGCCTCACACCACACTTCAAGTGGGCATACTTTATCCCTTACAACTGTGCCTTCTTCTTTAACACCAAAGTCATTGCCGTTAAGGAATAACCGTCTGTCGCTTAAATCCATTTTTCCCCAATTCTCAGGTAGTAAAGTGTTGAGATATTTAACCACATCACCGGTTAGAGGACTTTCTTCAAAGTGCTGATTCTGTTCTTGTTCTGATAGTTTTCTTAGCTCATCAGTATCCATATACAGTTTTTCACCTTGCTTATAAATCTGTACAACCTCTGCCCATAGTTGGTCGATTTCATAGTCTGTTAAGTCATCAAAAACATTTTTTACTGCCCTATCAATATGAACATCAATAGGAAAAAATCTTCTGTTACCTGTTGTATCTCGTAAAAATTCGTGTTGGTTAGTTGTGCCAACAAAGATACATTGCCTTTTCCTTACCTCTGTATGGTGTCCGTATGCTGCACGATAAGCGTCCTCAGACTTTGCAGTAAAGTGCTTAACTGCCTCTACTTCGTTTCTTCTAAGTGCTGACAGTTCGGCAATTTCAATTATCCAAAAGCCTTGTAACTGTTCATATGCCTCTTTGCCTTGTACAGTTGTCAAAGTATCACTAAACCAATGTTTCCCAAGTTTTCGTATAATGTAACTTTTGCCACAACCCTGTGGACCTACTAACACAAGAACATTGTCATACTTAACACCGGGATTAAAAATTCTTGCCACACCGGCAGTAAGCATTTTCCTAGTTGATGCCCTAGTGTATAAATTGTCATCAGCACCTAGGTAATCTATAAACAAGGTTTCTGCCCTGCTTATACCGTCCCACTCTAGGCTTGATAAATAGTCCTGTACCGGATTGTACTGATTAGCCATACTAACTAAGGTCCATGCGTCCTGAATTGATGCTTTACTTTTGATACCGTATAGGCTTTCTGTATAGTGCCTTAGTCCTGCATCATCTGTATCAGTCCATTCTCTCTGTTCATCTGTCTTGTCCCATGGCAATATGCCTAAAGCCGTATGCCTTCTTGTAAAGGAGTTGTATGCCATTTTACCCTTTAACCGACTGTCATTCTTAAAAATCTTTAGGCAATTATCTATTGTGGGCAAGTTGTTATTCTTGCTATCTGTTGCAAGTTCAAGTATCCAATCATCATTACTTTCTTCACTTTCCACTATGCCCTTAAAGTCCTCTGTGCAAGACTGCGTTCTCTCTTTGTGCATTAATAGTCTTACTTCTTTATCCTTAGAGGCAAAGTCCTGCATAGCTAAATATGATGGCAATTTTACTGTGGGAGTACCCTCTTTTGCATTATCGTCTAAGTCTAAAAACTTATGTAGCCTTACAAGGTCAAAGGCATTACAAAGTGTTCCACCACTTGGGTCTGTTGCGTGATTTGAATAGGCAAATTTTCCACCTTCATAAATAACTAACCCTGCTGAGGTACTACCGTTAATGTAGGTATATCTGTCCTGATTTTCACAAGGTGAATACACATCGGGTAAAAACTTTTCTATTACATCTCGCACATTATAGGTTCTGCAAAATGCACCTATTACACCCTTTTTTGTGGTTGGGTCTTCTTGCTTTTTTAATAATCTTTCTTTGTTCTTAACTGTTCTTGATGAATAAGGCCACTGTGAAACATCTTTCCAATTTGTGTAGGTGCTTAGCACCTTATCAACATCAAGTAATTTATTTTCCGAATGTTTAAATACATATTCACCGTCAATGCTTGTACTTGCCCAGAACATTAACCTTTGAGGTTGGTATGTAGTATCGTCAAACATATCAATACCAATATCCTCTGCAATTTTCCTTGCAACTGCCTCATATTCGTCCGGTGTACAATCTCTTGACAGTGGAATAAGTAATCTTAATCTTGGTTTTTCCGGTGTATGCTTATGTGTGGAATAAATACAGTATGTGTATTCTGCAAACATATCAACTGTGTCACAAAAATCTTCACTTGCAAAATCTGCGTCAAGGGTAACTATTGAACGGTGGTTTACATTTTCTCTTTTTCTTCTGCCATTCTTTAGGTTACCGGCTACAAAGCCACCAACATCCTTAATACTGTCTTGTTTTGACTTAGGTAAATTTCTATATTCACCTTGTGTTTCAGGTGTTCTGGTGGTTTTTTCAAGCCTTTTTAGTAACTCATCCCAAGTGATAGTACAGTTCTTCCACAACTTTGTATTTACACTTAAACCGGTTGCAATACTGAATTTTCTAATATCTACCACTCCTAATCTTTCTTATAAAATGGTGTTTCATATGCCTCAGCTTTTAGCAGTAAGCCTTTAGCCCATGGGATAGGTTCGCCCATTATATCGGCTACTTCTTTTGCTGATGAAACACCTATTGGAACATCCAATATAACTTCATCGTGAACATGGAAATTGCACTTAAAACCTCTGTCCTCCAGCCTGATTATAGATTCAGCTAAACAGTCCCTTGCAAAGCCTTGTACTATATTCTCCACTAACTTTCCACCAAAAGTTTCCAGCCTTTCCCATGTGTTCTTAGTTTGGTTCATACCCATATATGTAATTGAGGGACTGCCAAACTTGTTTTCTCCTATTTGTGGCTTGACATATGCGAGTTTTCTGCCTGAGGGTAGTCCTACAAACAGAATTCCTGACTGCTTATAAAATGACACACCACATTTTAATTTTTGTGGTTGTCCCTTAATTGCTAACATTGCAGAGGTTTCGCACTCTTTCCAAAATGATGTTATGTGTCTGTTGGTGTTTCTCCACATATCAACTAAAGGTTGTAGTTCTTCTTCCTTTAGTCCCATTTCTAAAGCACCCATAGACTTTAATGCACCTACAGAACCACCATAGCCAAGTGCAAGTTCTGCGATTTTGCCTTTCTGTCTTAAGTGACCGTTTATACCATGCTTAACTACAGGTACTTTGAACATCTGACTTGCCGATGCACAATAAATGTCTCCACCTTCTTCAAACACTTTCATTCTCCACTTTTCACCTGACAGATAGGCTACTACTCTTGCCTCAATAGCTGAGAAGTCAGACACAATAAATCTGTTGCCTATGCTAGGTACAAAAGCAGTTCTGATAAGTTCTGAAAGAGTGTTAGGTACATTGTAGAGAAGTTCAAACATTTCATAGTCACCGTCAACTACTGTCTGCCTAGCAAGTTCCAAATCTTCAATATGGTTTTGTGGCAGGTTCTGAACTTGAACCATTCTACCTGCCCATCTACCGGTACGATTAGCACCATAGAACTGAAGAATTCCCCTTATTCTGCCGTCAGAACACACACCATTAACCATAGCCTCATACTTCTTTGTAGAAGTCTTTGAAAGTTCAGACCGTAAAGACAGAACCTTTTTAAGTAGTGGGTCATTACTTTGTGAAAGTATTTCTTTTACTACCTTTTTGTTAAGGCTTTCGTAGGTGTTTCCGGTACGGTTTTCTATCCACTTTTTAAGTTGTGCAACTGAATTAGGATTTTCAAGTCCTGTTAGCTTTCTTGACAGTTCAAGGCATTTTTCTTTATGAAGTGTACTGTACTGAATAGCATTCTTAGCCATATTTACATCTACTCCAACACCTCTATCGGTAATTCTTTGGTCATACTCCCACAACCTCTGTTCATTAGGATGTAGTGGAAATTTATCAAGTTTCCTTTTAATTTCTCTTTCAACCACTACATCCTGAATACAGTAGCTCTTGAATATTTCCCACTTTTTTGTGTTGTGTTGTGGCAAGTTTCTTGTTCTGCCACCATTTGATTTTGTAGCCTTGCAGGGCTTAGAAAAATAATCAATACAAGCCTTACCACTTCTATCCTTCTGTTCCTTAAGTCCCAACACCTTTGCGACACCTGACAGAGATTTTGGAAGTCCAAGTTCAGCACTTTGTATCATTGTGCAATGCCATTGACTAGGTGGCATATCTATGCCTAGATACTTCTTTAAACAAGTTCTTTCAAAGTTAGCATTAAAAGCAGTTTTGATTATTTCTTTATTCTGCAATGCTTTAATAATTCCATCAGGGATTTTCTCACCACAAGCAGTATCTACAATCTTTACTTCTTCATTGTCAAAGGCGTAAGCAAAAAGCAAGATTGTAAAATCAGGTGCATCTGCATAAGCATACACACCTGATTTTAGTAGATTAACACTGCTATAGGTTTCTATATCAATGCTCAACTCTTTCATATTAATCTAGAAAATCGTCTTCATCCTCTGTAATAAGGTTGGCAAAGTCATCTTCTGCTCTACTTCTGCCACCCAGAGGCTCACCGTCATCTGTTTTCATAAGGTTGTTAAGACCACAGGCAATACCCTTGTTTCCCTTTGAATTAAAGGCATAGAAGGTAATAGATGCGTAGCCATAGCAACCACTGTAGAACTCTGTTGGGTCAATAATAGGTCTGCCCTTACTGTCAACAAGTCCCGGCTTTGTTGTTGCGTTAGCATTAACAAAGTACTTGCCCTTGTAGTTCTCGTCATCTTCTCTTTCTTCGTCACCATCTCTTAGTGGTTCTTTTAGCTTGGCAGGAATTTTGCCACCAAACTTTGAAACACCTGCCTTCTTTGCACTTTCAATAGCATTCTTAATGCTTTTGATTGTCTTTGTGTCGTCCTTATCAATAAGAAGTGACACACTGTACTTTTCAGTACCGTCATCATTCTTTCTTGGTTCAAAAACATTTGCGTATGAAAATCTTACCTTACCTGTGATTACCTTTGTTTCGTTATTGTTAGCCATTATTTTATTCTCCTTTGTTTGTAATATTCTTAAAATCTTCTACTGCGTTTGCAGTTGAGTTTATAGCCGGTCTTTTATCGTCACTATGTACAAGAGTAGGTTTGCCCTGTGGCTTTACTACATAGTCACCTAAAATTTCATTAAAACCTTTTTTGCCTAGTAGCTTTTCCATATTGGATATAGTCTTTATCGACTTATTGAAAATGTCACTTTCTTGGTATCCTAGGCTCATAAGGTGGTTGCCTATTTCTTCATCAGACTTTGAGTATTTACGGTTACTTCTGCCCTCTACTAATTTAAAACCCGGTATTTCTACACCATGGTTAAGTGCTTGATCTAGGGCATAGTCACTAACTGTCTTTACCCATTTGCTGATTTTGTCTGCTTGGTCAATAATATCTGCAATTTCTTCTATAGTAAGCTTTGCAGGTCTTTTGAAGTCATACATTGCAAGTCTTTGTCTTTCTTCGTTATACGCTCTGCATACTGCTCTAGCCTTGCAAAAACCTGCATCACAATGAGGACCAGCAACACACTCCGTTACATTATCGTTATTGGCTCTCTCTGCCCTTGTTTTGACTTCTTCACCCCAAGTCATTAAAGTATCAAAGCTAATAGTTTCTGTGCTGATATTGTCAATTCTAGGCTGATATATAGTCATTCTAATTTGCTTAATATCATAGAGAAAGTCAAAGGCACTAACTGCACCCAGTGCATAAAGTCGCATTTGTGAATTGTCCTTAGCTGACACCCTTACACCTGTACCATACTTTAAATCAATAATTTCAAGTGTACCGTCACCAATAATTACTGCGTCACCTGTACCAAAGCCTTCAGGAACCCACAGAGAAAAGTCAAGTTGCTTTTCAATATAGATTTGTGCATCAGGTGTCTTTCCTTTTGCCTCGTTAAACCTTTCAATTACAAAGTCCTTGTAACTGTCTGTGTAATCGTCCATATCCTCTGTAATTTCAAGGTTCTTAATAGCATTGTGGTACTTAACTCTGTTGTACTGATTTAGTGCGAGTCTTAGCTTTGCCTCACCTAGAGAATGAGCATTAGTGCCTTCTTCTGCAAAAGCTGATGTTTTGTCAGGAAACTCTGATTCCATCTGAATTGAACCGGGACAGTTCAACCACTTCTTACTGCCTGAGGCTGAGAGCCTTGCGTGTACTTCCGGCATTTTTATTCCTCCAATACTTTCATAACTGCGTTGTAGTCATCTTCTTTTAGTTCTGTGACTTTGTGTGCGTTAAACTGTGCTAAAATCTCCTTAGCCTTGTCCTTGCCTTTAGCCTTTGCAAAGGTTGCAAAAGCAGTTCTGATGTCCTCAATCTTGTATTGTGGTTCGTCCTTTTCTGCCTTTGGCTCTTCTTTTGGTTCTGCCTTTGGTGGTTCAGTCGGCTTTGGCTTGTCCTCAACTTTCTGTGATCCTTCTACAATCCTCTTTGGTTCTGTCTTAACTGCCTCTATCGGACCTACTGATAAAGCAAGGTTGTTGATAGATTCAGCAAGATTGTTGTTATCTACAAGTAATGCCTCGGCAAGGTTATTGATAGCTCCTGCTAATTCATCAGCTTGTATCTTTACTGTAATTTCCATTACTTTTACTCTCCTTTGTAATAAAATTCTTGACTTTTCACTTTAGATAATCTAAAATGAAATAAGATTATTCTAATATGTTCCGTAATAGGAACACCTTTCTAGTCACTAAGGAACGGCAATTCCTTAGTGGCTTTTTTATTGTGCCAAATATAATTCTTTAGCTTTTTCTAAAGCTCCTGCAATCACAGCGTCCAACATTGAGTCTTCGTATCCATTTTCTAATATCGATTGAAACAAAGCTGCAAGAAGTGTACTTAATTCTTCTGCATCTTCAGCACTAATTGCAACAATGGACTTCAACATAACATTGTCTTGTCTTATACCAGTAGTTACAAAACAAGCATCTGTCTGTTCAACAATTTTTCTAACTGAATATCCTATTTCGTTCATTTTCTTTCACCTCCAAAATTAAAATGTCACACATATATTAAGAACTGCAGCTGCAATCCAATATGTTGCCATTTTGAAATCTTTACCTACTCCATAGACTATTGCAGCACCTACATCTAAGATAATCAACAATAGTGGAAAAATGTACTTTGTGTTCATACTTCCTGACCCTCAACAATGTGTTCAACTTCTTCCAGTTTTGTGCCTAAGGCTTCCTCAAAACACTTTGTCTGAAAATCATCCTTAGTTATACAAAGGTTTTCCCTACTGTATGCCACCTTGAAATCGTCCATAATATCCGACAATATGCGTGGTAGGATATACACAAGTCCAAAATACAAGAATGGAAGAAGTAAGAAACCACCATACTTTGACAGTAGATTGATATGTAGCACTAATGAAACAATGATTGTAACCACTATTGATACTGCAAGTCCTACTGCTTTAATCTTTTCTTTCATCTTCACTCTCCAACTTTCTTAGCAATTTTGCTATCTGATTCTGACTTTCCTTAATCATCTCAAGCAAGTGCCTTTGCTCATTCATCACTTCATTCCAGCTATTCTGTAGCCACTTGGTATTGTCAGTATGTGCCTTGTTTAGGCATCCAATTACACCTAGGACTAGAAGTACAAATGCTAGAATGATAACTGCAATAGTGAAACTTCCCACTTTTTTCACTTCCTTTCTTTTGCCTAATTCAGTAGTGCTGAATCAGGATGGCTATTCACATAGTCAGTCATACCCTGACTTATTCTTGAACATATGCCACTTATGTAGCGTTGTTCTTGTTCTTTTGTCAGATGGTTGGTCTTGTTGCCGTTGTGGTCCTTTTCTGCCCATAACACTTGCTTACCACCATCATTAACCCATACCCTATACGCTAACTCTTTTGCCATTTCATCACCTCTCAAGCTGTGTTAGGCTTTTCAGCCTTTGTTATAGTTGTTTTGACCGGCTTACCGGCAATCCTCGAACAAATCTGACTACACACCATTTCAAGGTTTTCCTTGTTTCTCTGTGCCTCTTCCGGTGTTCCGGTAAGTTGTGTTACAGTTACATAACTATCTGTGTTACTCATATCATCACCTCACTAAAAGTTATGTTGTGCTTTGATTGTCCTATGCCTCAACAACCTTGTCTGAAACAATTTCTACTTCATCAACATCAGTTACACTTAGTGCTAACTTAAGTAGTACAACCTCACCTACTGTACGAGTTATTTGGTAACTTGTAACATATGGAATTTGTGTACCATCAATTTCTAGTAGAAACTTTTCTTTGTTGTCGATTAGCTTTAACTTTGCCATCTAATCACCTACTTTCTTAAACTTTGGTTTTCCAAAGTTATGTTGTAAAAAAATAAGTGGCTACATTGTCCACCGGTTCACCTATTACCTTACAAATTGCCTTCATTTCACTTTGAGTAAATTCACTTCTATTGTTTAATTTGAAGTTAAGAGTACTAGGATTTATGTGAATTTTTCTAGCTAATTCCTCTTGTGTAATACCCTTTGACTTCAACTTCCCCAACAACTCAGAATAGTTATAAGGTAATGTTCTTGTCTGCACATTAATCACCTCCTGTGACTATATAATACAACTTTGGTTTTCCAAAGTCAATAGGTTTTCCAAAGTTTTTTATATTTTTATCAAAAAATACTTGTGTTTTTCCAAAGTTCATTATATAATAAACCCAAGAGGTGATTATAT